ATCATTGAAAGCAACCTTTAAACAATACATCGCTCAGGGAGAACTCCCGCACTTTTTGTTCTGCGGAACAGCAGGCGTAGGAAAAACCACAGTTGCAAAAGCACTGTGTAATGAGATCGGTGCAGAGTATCTAATGATTAACGGTTCTGAAGAATCAGGTATTGATACTTTGCGTACGAAAATCAAAGGGTTTGCTTCAACAATTTCTCTAACAGATTCCAAGAAGGTAGTTATCCTAGATGAGGCAGACTACCTAAATCCTAACTCTACTCAACCAGCGTTGCGTGCGTTCATTGAAGAGTTTAGTAGCAACTGCCGATTCATCTTCACGTGTAACTTTAAGAACAAGTTGCTGGATGCCATCCACTCTCGTTGCGCAGTTATCGAATTTAAAATCGATAAGAAAGAACAACAAGAGATTGCAGCAACTTTCTTTAAACGCACTACTCAAATCTTGACGCAAGAAGGTATTGACTTTGATTCTAAGGTCGTTGCCGAGTTGGTGATGAAGCACTTTCCAGACTATCGTCGTATTCTCAATGAGTTGCAACGTTACTCTGTATCTGGAAAGATCGATAGTGGTATTCTGGTTAACCTGTCTGATCAGACTTACAAAGAACTATTCAAAGCTCTTAAAGAAAAGAACTATACTGAGACTCGTAAGTGGGTAGCAAAATCCAGTGATGGAGATTCTACTACTCTTTTCCGTACTCTGTATGATCAATCTAACAATATGCTTGAAGCAGGTTCTATTCCTCAACTGGTACTTATCCTAGCAGACTATCAATACAAAGCTGCATTCGTTGCTGATCATGAATTAAATATCATGGCAGCATTGACTGAGGTTATGTCACAATGCAAATTCAAGTGAGTCAGCTATGGAGTCTTTATATTATGTAATTGTATTCGTATGTGGCTTTATCTCGGGGTGGATGCTACGAGAGACTATAGCAGTTCATCGTATTAAAAATATGATCGATGAACTTGAGGATATGGAAGACGATGATTCTGACTATCCTACACATATTAAGATCTCTATTGAGAAGGTTGAGTCTACATTCTTCGTCTATAACCTAGAAGACAACTCATTTATGGCACAGGGAAATACACGAAACGAACTTGAAGAAGCACTTAAGAGTCGATTTCCTGGTGTGGTTTTTGCATGTCCTGAAGCTAATCTTAAAGAGGTAGGTTTCAAATGACACCATTCGATTTCCTAAATGCCATTAATGACTCTAAAGAAAACCTCTTTGATGAGGATCCAGCACAATCAAATAAGGATTACGTCCCATTCATCGTAAACAGAGGTTTATCTTACTTTCATGATACCGTCCTGTATGCTAATGAGATGAACGTCAACCACCATATCCCCAAGGAATGGCAGTTTGATTTTCTACTAAATAGTATACCCAGAAAGCGCCGTATGAGCAAGTGGCATAAAAAAGACGATGCTCATACATTGAATCTGGTAGTGGAATATTATGGTTATTCCATCGAAAAGGCGAGAGGTGTTCTAAGTATCCTCTCGAGTGATCAATTGAAAACAATAGAAGAAAAACTATATAAAGGTGGACGATGACAATCGAAATGATTTACTACGATTGGAAGCCTGATTCTATGTTAGAGATCACTCTACCTGAACCAGATAACTTTCTGAAGGTAAGAGAAACACTAACACGAATTGGAATCGCTTCAAAAAAGGATAACAGATTATATCAATCTTGCCATATTTTACATAAGCAAGGTCGATATTTTATTGTACATTTTAAAGAACTATTTGCTCTTGACGGTAAAGAGTCGAATATTTCTATTGAAGATATTGAGCGCAGAAATGCTATTGCTGTACTGCTACAGGATTGGGATCTATTAAAGATCGTAGTTGCTGCTAAGGCAGAACCAAAAGCATCTATGTCTCAAATAAAAGTTGTGTCTTATAAAGACAAAGCAAACTGGGAACTTGTTCCTAAATATAACATTGGTAAGAAAATTAAAACTGAGGTGAATACATGATTCAATTACAATTAAGCATTGCAGAAGTTAACTCTATTCTTCGTTCTTTGGGTAAAGCTCCATTCGAAGAAGTAGCAGACTTGATCACTAAGATCAAACAGCAAGGCGAGCCACAAGCAACTGCATTAATGCAGGCAGCACAAGCAGCAGCACCAGCGGCACCAGAAACTCCTGCAGAAGAAATGCTACCATAACCCTACCTTGGGAACGTTGCCGTCACGGTTAAGGCGTCCGTACAATTGGACTAGCATACGTTAATTGCTCCAGTATAAAGTAAGCTGGGACAGATATGCCTTCGGGATATCATTTTTAACTTAACTCGCTTAATAGGAGAAACTTATGAACGCAAAATTCGTACCTGCCATCTGGCAAGAACATTTCAAAGACTTCGACAAATTCTTTGTTGGCTTTGATGACCAAGTTACACAAATGCAGAAATTGCATGACGATGTAACTAAAAACATCCCAAACTATCCTCCATACAACATTCGTAAGAATGGGGAGAACTCTTACACTATTGAGATCGCTGTTGCTGGTTTCGGTCAAAACGAAATCGACATCGAGATCGATGGTGGCAAGTTGATAGTCAAGGGTAATGTTCAAACTAGCGCAGAACAAGCTAGCAATTATCTCTTTAAAGGTATTGCTAATCGTGCATTCACTCGTGCCTTTGCCATTGATGATCAAATCGAAGTCAAGGATGCAGAACTTTTTAATGGTATGTTAAAGATTGCTCTTGAGCGTCTTGTACCAGAAGAAAAGAAGCCAAAGAAAGTAGCTGTAAAGACCAAAGGTCAGAAGCAGTTTCTAACTGAGGAGGAACGTGATGAAATTACTACAAAGCTGTAAACGTGCATTTTCTTGGTGGGTCTCATTCACCAATGAAACTTTAGATGCTATTAAAAAAGCAAAAGAAGATAACATGAAGCGTTAATCATACCTGTGGGGATCTTCGGATCCCCTAAATACTTGTATGATGAAACCGAAAATATCCCCTAACTTAATTTCGTTTGTTACAGTGCGTAGAGGAAACTGGATCTTAAAAGTATCCGTTTACAAAAATAAAACTATACTTGTTGTGGCAAGACACTACTTTGATTTAGATAAAAGCCTTGTGCAGTTTTTTGATGATCAAAATGATGCTGCTGACTTTTTAGATAATATTGCAGAGAAAGAATAAAATGATTAAAGTGTTTAAATTGATTACTGGTGAAGAATTGATTTCTAAAGTTACCAGTGGGTCAGATGTTGGTTGGTATCTAGAAGATCCCGCTATCGTGATGGTTCAGCGTACTCAAGAAGGTATGGGCGTTGGTTTAGCTCCTTTCCTTGCGTATACTTCTGGAAAGATCTATCTCAACAAATCAGGGGTCATCGTCGAGGCTCAAGCCGATAGCCAGATGGAAAACGAATACAACCGACTATTTGGTGCTGGGATCGTCGTCGCACCTGCATCCGCTCTTATACGCCCTTAAATGTAACCCAAAAGTTTACTTTTCAAGAATAACCCTACCGAGTGTAGGGTTTTTTCATTGAGGTGTTTACTTTAATTCGGTTCTGATGTATAATAGTCTTATGATGATTAGAAAGGGTTCTGAAATGGGTTTCGAAAAAGTGGTTCTGGCTGAAGTTGCTAAGGTTATGAAGTCTGATCGTAAAGCAGCGTTTACCTGTGGTACTCTGTTTGTTGAGTGCTCTGTCAAAGAAGCTGTTAAGATTGAAACAGCTTTGCTAAAGATTCTTGGTTGTGGCATTATCCTTTCCCGTGTTGGCGAAGAATCTGCCTTTGATTTTGTTTAATTGAAAGAGGAATATATTATGAACGTCGTTTACAAATCTCAAGTCCGTGAGCAATCTTCTGATGCACTGCAGCAATTCTTTGCTCGTGGTGGACAAGTCCAAGTCGTCAAAGCACGCAAATCTCCAACTCCAAAAATGCTAGGTAAAAACTCACGTGGGTTCCGCACTGGCACCTCTGGTTTTGCTACTGGCTATCCTTCCAAGTCTCTGTGATGCGTGCGTTTCTTGAGACCACTAAAGATTGGGCACACCCATGCCCAAATCATATCTACTATCTCACTGACGACAAGTCCAAGCTGGTTGCTTTTTATAATGTAGTTACAAAGAAAGTCACCAAGATGTCCAAGCCTATTCGCTTTGACACTCGCTACCGTACCTTTAAGGAATTGAAATGAATCTGAATAAGTTTTTTAATAGTCTAGCTGACAACGCATCCCGTAATTTTAAAATCGAACAACTAACGGCTAACAGCGATAACGAAACCTTGCGCGAAGTTGTTAGGCTGGCTCTCGATCCTTTCACTCAGTTCTATCAACGGAAGATTCCAAAGTATACCCCGAACAATAATCCCTTAGGCGACAACTTAGATTGGGCATTGGATCAACTGCTAACTATGTTAGCAAGTCGTAAGGTTACAGGTAATGCTGCCATTGAGCATCTACAATACGTTCTTGAGAACATCACTGCAGATAATGCCAAGGTTATTGAACGAATCATTCAAAAGGATCTCAAATGTGGAGTGCAAGTCTCGACCGCAAACGCAGTGTGGACTGGCTTGGTGCACGAATATCCAGTCATGCTGTGCAGTCCATTCGACGAGAAACTGGTAAACAAAATCAAGTTCCCAGCTTACGTCCAGTTGAAGATGGATGGGATGCGGTTCAATGCAATCGTAAAAGATGGTAAGTGCGAGTTCCGTAGTCGTAATGGTAAAGAGATACAGCTGCTTGGGTTTCTAGAAACAGACTTTATCAAGATGGCAGCTGGATTTAATATGGTGTTTGATGGTGAACTTCTTGTAAATGACAAGGGTGTGATTCTTGATCGGCAAACAGGCAATGGTATTTTAAATAAAGCCAACAAAGGTACAATCTCTGACTTGGACGCACGTAAAGTTCGTGCCACTGTATGGGATGTTATTCCTTTTGATGCGTTTGCTTCTGGAATCTGTAAAGTTGATTATGCCACTCGACTAAATGGACTTGAACGCATGATTCAGAAAAGCTCTCCAGCAAAGGTTAATCTTGTACAAACTGATCTTGTACAAACTCTTGATATGGCTCAAAGTATTTTTGAATCATATCTTGCCGATGGACTAGAAGGAATTATTCTGAAGTCTAGTGATGGAATTTGGGAAGACAAACGCAGCAAGTCTCAGATCAAATTTAAGGGTGAACTAGAATGCGATCTACGTATTGTTGGTGTGCAAATGGGTACAGGCAAGTATGATGGTATGCTTGGCGCAATTCTTTGTGAATCTGCAGATGGTGTGATTAAGGTTAGTGTTGGCTCTGGATTCTCTGATGAACAACGCAAAGAATTGATGAAGCAAAATTTACTTGACGGAATTGCTGCTATCAAGTATAATATGAGAATAAAGAACAAAGCTGGAGAAGAATCTTTGTTCCTTCCCATTGTTTTAGAGATTCGTGATGATAAAGAAGTTGCAGATTCTAGTAAGGATATTAAATGATACTTGAAACTATTGTTCGTAGTAAACGATGCTTTGATGTAAACTCAAAAAAAGATATTGAGATGTTTACTCGTTATCTTAAAACAAAGGCATGGGGTAAAGAAGGATGTCCATTTGCATTGGAATTCCCACACCTCACTGTTCCTGACATGATTAAAGAGAAACTTATTTTTAAATTCTTAAAGGTTTGATATGACCGAAGATGTTAAGTATGATGCTTTCGAGAAAAGCATGCATGAAAAATACCCAAAGATGTTTGCACAACCATACGGTGGCTTTGCTGTCAGTGAAGGTTGGTGGTTGATCATTGAACGTCTTTGTGCTAAAATTCAACATTATATTGACTGGCAGAATAAGAATCATGAGAAGCATCCTGTAGTTGAGCAAGTAGTTGTTCTTCAAATAAAAGAAAAGTTTGGAGGCTTACGGTTTTATTATTCAGGCGGAGACGAACAGGTGTATGGTATGGTTCGTATGGCAGAATCATGGGCAAGTAATAGCTGCGAGACTTGCGGGAATCGTGGTGTGAGTCGTAGTGGTGGTTGGATTAGAACGTTGTGTGACGAACATGAAACAGAACGTCAAAAAGATATGAAAGAAAGGTACGGAGATGACTGATAAAGTATGGGTAATGGTTGAGTGTGTTTCGATGTTTCGTATGCGTTATATGGTTGAGGCACCTGCTGCCAATCCAGAGTATGCACTTGACACTGTGACAATGAATGAGGCTAAAGAGTTTAGTCAAGAACATATAACTGAGAGCATTATTTCTCATAGAGTTATGAGTGAAGCAGAAGCTCTCAAGTTTTGCGATACCGACAATGACTATTGTTTGGGTTGGACTGAAGAACAAAAGATCAATGCCTTCTTTACTAGAGAAGATGAAAAGGTAGTTCTATAATGTTTATTTTTGATATAGAAACTCTTGGTGTTGAGTCAACTGCGGTTGTTCTTAGCGCAGCTTTGATTTATTTTGATCCAGAACAGCGTCCAAGTTATAAAGATCTATTGGAGTCTGCCTTGTTTGTTAAGTTCAATGCAAGAGATCAGATTCAAAGATTGAATCGAACTATTGATCCATCTACTTTAGAGTGGTGGGAAAATCAGCATGAGTATGTTCAGCAAGTTTCTTTGCGCCCATCTTCTACTGATATAAAAGCTGAGGATGGTATTATCATGCTGCATAACTATATGAACAGGATCCAGAATGCTCAAAAGCATACCATGTGGGCACGTGGGTCTTTAGATCAGCTGGCAATTGATAGCCTTGCAGTTCGCTGTGAAATGCAACAAATCACTAGCTATGCTGCATGGAGAGATATTAGAACTGCAGTAGATATTCTTACAGGATCCACAAACGGATACTGTGATGTAGTTTACGACGGGTTTGATCGGCACGAAGTTATTAAACATCACCCTGTGCATGATTGCGCACTTGATGCAATGATGTTAATGTATGGAAAATCTAAAGAATAATGCATTTTTATACTAACGTATTTCCCTTTGGCGATCAGATGTTCGTACGTGGTTACGACAATGGTCGCCCTTTTTCACATAAGGTGGAATTTTACCCAACACTGTACGTTCCTTCAAAGAAGCACGACAGTGATTGGCGCACACTTGATGGAACTGTAGTAGATGTGGTCAATCCTGGAGGTGTCAAAGATACCAAAGAGTTTGTCAAACGATACGAAGATGTCAAAGGGTTCGATATCTATGGTAACACTAATTACGTTTGCCAGTATATCAGCGATACTTATGAAAGTGATATCAAGTGGGACATGGATCTCATTAAGGTATACACGATTGACATCGAGACTAAAACCGAAAGTGGATTCCCTGATATCAAAACTGCCAATGAAGATATCTTGCTAATCACAATCAAGGATCTTGCCAGTAAAAAGGTTATCACATTCGGAACTAAAACGTATGTGAATAGTAGAGACGATGTAGTTTATCTGCATTGCGAAAGCGAAACGCATCTGTTGCGAGAGTTTGTAGCTTGGTGGCAACAGAACTATCCAGATATCATCACTGGTTGGAATACAGAATTCTTTGACGTGCCTTATCTTGTTCGACGTATTGAGCGTGAACTTGGCGAGCCTTATGCCAAGAAACTATCTCCATGGGGATACTACAACGAACGCAAGACTTTCATTAAAGGTTCCGAAGAGATTCATTACGACATCCATGGTATTGCGCACTTGGACTTTCTTGCCCTGTACAAGAAGTTTACTTACACCAAGCAAGAATCATATCGACTTGACTATATTGCTGAGCAAGAACTTGGCGATAAGAAGAAAGAAAACCCTGGAGAATCATTCAAGGATTTCTACACAAATCACTGGCAACAGTTTGTTGAATACAACATCCAAGACGTAGAGTTGGTCGACCGTATGGAAGACAAGATGCGCCTAATTGAACTGTGTTTGACTATGGCGTACAACGCAAAGATTAATCTTGAAGATGTATTCTCACAGGTTCGTATGTGGGACGCCATCATCTATAACCACTTGCGTGAAAAGCGCATTGCTATCCCCGCAAAGAATATCTTTGGTGGTAAAGATGCTCAATTTGAAGGTGCGTATGTTAAAGATCCGCTAATTGGTATGCACAAATGGGTTGCTTCATTCGACTTGAACTCGCTGTATCCACATTTGATTATGCAATACAACATCAGTCCAGAGACTCTTACACACGAGAAGATTTCTTGTACAGTTGATCAGCTATTGAATCAAGAGATTGATACTTCATATGCTAAGAACAATGAGCTGTCCATGACTGCAAATGGGTGGTGCTATCGTAAAGACATCAAAGGGTTTATGCCTCAGTTGATGGAAAACATGTACAAGGATCGATCTAAGTTTAAGAAACAGATGTTGAAGATTGAGCAAGAGTATCAAGATGATAAAAGCAAGAAGCACTTGCTAAAGGATATCTCCAGATTGAATAACCTTCAGATGGCTATGAAGATTGCATTGAACTCTGCTTATGGTGCTATGGGTAATCAATACTTTAGGTACTTTGATCTACGCATGGCTGAGGGTATTACAACTTCTGGTCAGTTGTCTATTCGTTGGATGGCTAATGAGTTTAATGCATACATGAACAAGTTGCTTAAGACCAAGGACGCTGATTACGTTATTGCCATTGATACTGACTCGATCTATTTGACACTTGAGCAACTGGTTGAAACCGTCGCAGCTGATAAGGATACGATAGGTAAGATCAAGTACATGGACAAGATCTGTGAAGAAATCTTCCAGCCTTTTATTGATAATACATATAAGAAGCTGTCTGAGTATATGAATGCTTACTCGCAAAAGATGATTATGAAGCGAGAGGTTCTGGCTGATAAAGGTATCTGGACTGCTAAGAAACGATACATTCTTAACGTGCATAACTCTGAGGGTGTTCAGTTTGCAAAGCCAAAGGTCAAGGTCATGGGTTTGGAAATGGTCAAGTCATCTACACCTTCAATCATTCGCAATAAACTTAAAGAATCTATTCCTGTTATTCTAGATGGTGATCAAAGTAAGCTGCATGATTTTATTGAAAAGTTTCGTAGTGAATATAAATCATTCTCAGTTGTAGAGATTGCATTCCCACGAGGTGTCAATGGAATAAAGACCTATGCAGGTTCACCAATCTATACAAAGGGAACTCCAATTCATGTTCGTGGTGCATTGCTACACAACCACTATCTAAAGAAGATGCAGTTGGATAAAGTTTACCAACCTATTCGTGATGGAGATAAGATCAAGTTTGTTTATGTAAAGAAGCCAAATCCATTCCAAGAGGATGTGATTTCTTTCTCACAAACCTTACCTGAAGAGTTTGGTCTAAATAGATTCATTGATTATGATCTCCAATTCGAGAAAACATTTTTAGATGCACTACAAACCGTAATTGAGCCACTTGGTTGGCATACCGAAGAAAAAGCATCATTGGAGGATTTCTTTTGAAAAACTTAGCTGACTATGTAATGATTGTTGATCATGTATTGACAGAAGACTTTTGTAACTCATTGATTGAACGATTCGAGAAACAAGAACAAAAACTAACTAATAACACATGGGGTAATCATATGATGAACTTCCATGAGTTAAACATTACAAAACATGAGGACTTTGTAGAAGAGTCTAAGTTGTTTTACGATCTAACACAAGATCTTTTTAAGTTTTACATTGATAAAAATAATGTAGAATTTATGCCTAGTAAAATTGGGTACGAAGATGCAAGAATGAAACGATACGATCCAAATGGTATTGACCAGTTCGGTTGGCATACTGATGTTGGGGATTATGCATCTGCAAAAAGATTTCTTGTTATGTTCTATTACCTAAACGATGTTGAAGAAGGTGGACAAACCGTATTCAACGATGTTACATACGATGATAAAACAAACTTGACTATAAATGCTAGACGAGGTAGAATAGTAATATTCCCTCCTATGTGGATGTACCCACACAAGGGTATGCCTCCAATTAGTAACTCTAAGTATATTATATCCACATACTGCCATTACCTATAAGGACAAATATGAAACTATTAAAATTTTCTGCTGAGTGGTGCAATCCATGCAAAACTCTAACCCAAGTTATCATCAAAGCTGGTGATAAGATAACTGTGCCTGTTGAGCAAGTTGACATTGATGCTCAATCTGATATTGCCATGCACTATGGAATCCGTAGCGTTCCAACCATGATTTTGATTGACGACAATAATGCAGAGATTAAACGACGTGTAGGTTCTATGAACGAAGCACAATTGCTAGACTTTTTGAAAGGTTAATATGAACATTTTAGATAAGATTAAAAA